TTCCTGTCGGTAGTTCGCTATTGCTTCAAGTGTCAAAGTCTAGCCCCCTTTCTACATTGTTTCCTGCTGTTCCATGAGTAAATCAAAGTATTCTTCTTCCGTCATTTTCTACCGCCTTTCTACTTCAAGTTATGTTGCTAATTTGGTTTAGGTCTGCCCATGCTGTCCCGGCGGCGGGGATTTGGCCCTTTATCATCCGCGCGGATAGAATAGGCGGCCCGCGTCCTGCGTCCTGCTGGGCCATTGCTAGAAACAAATCAAGCGCGTCTAGGCGGGCTTCTGTCCCGTCCTCATACATTACCGCATACAACGGCAAGGGCCGCTTGCGCTTCCTTTCTAGGCGTATAACGTGGGCTTCAAGGTTCTTCATAATCCCCCCAGATATCCCGCTCAATAAGCGAAGATATTTCCCGCTCAAAGGCGTATTCTGTCGCGTCAAGAATATCAAGTTCATAGCTGCCATTATCAAGCCGCACATCTTTTCCGGTCTGCTTGCTGTCCCATACTGCCGCAGCATAAGCCCCGATAGCGTGCCGGCAATGTTCCATTATCTTGAAACGGCCCGCAGCGAAAAGCCGGATTTCCGTTGTTATACGGTCAAGAATAGGTTTCTTCGCACATTTATATACATCTACCGTCTGGGCCGCGTAGGCGGCTTCTTGAAGGCCTTTAATAAGGGTTGTTTCCGCGTTGTCCGCGTATGCTTCGACAACGGGATAGCGGCGTTTATTCTGCCTTGCAAAGTCATTAAAGGCGGCTTCTAGCTGCTGGGGGGTCAATTCGCCTTTGTGATACCATTCGTCAAGAAGTATCATTTGCCGGAAGCGGCGCGTAAAGCCAACGCAGGCGAAGGCGTGGGCCGATCCATTCCCGCCGAAGTCTACCCCGATATATGCGGCTATGATATCGCGCGGGGCTTCCCGGATAATATGCTTCTGTGGGTCATTCGCGAAGGGGATATATATTGCCCCTTCTGCGGCTACCCACAAGCCCAAAATGTAACGGTCATATAGCACGGTTCCGGCGTATTCCTTTTTCAAGGCTTCCCGGAAGGCTGCGGGCAAGTTCGGGTTATCGTCTATCGTGTAGTCCTGCCGGAATATATCCGCGTCCCCGTCCAGAAAGGTTTTTACCCAATGCGAAGGGTTGTCCGGGTTGCAAGTCCCGTCAAAGCGCGAATAAGGCTTATCAAGGCGGCTTTTCAACATATCGAAAACGCCCGGATTATAAGTCGCGATTTCGTCCCCGTAGGCATACTTGAAAGACGCGCCCCGAATCCGGTTAACGTGCCGGATATTGTCCGCGCCCAGACAATAGCAAGTTTCCCCGAAAATCTGGGCCGTGTTGTCCGTGCGGATATCCGAAACAAGGCCCGCCCCGAAAAGTTCTTGCATAGGGGCAATTATGTTCCTTTGCAGCGTGCCTTTTGTGTTCCCCAGAATAACCACAAGGCCCGGTTTTCCCAGCCGTTGCCGGATATTGTAGGGGATAGTGTAGGCCACATCTACAAAGCTTTTCCCGGATCGTACCGCCCCGGATTTTATGCCCCATCTGTGAAGGTCTGCTTCCCGGATATATTCGCGCTGCTTTTCCGTGAAAATCATGCTTCGCTTTCCCTTTCTAGGTCTGCAATACGGGCCGCAAGGTCTGCTTGATCGCCCAGCCGTAGCCCGTATTCAAGAAGGCTGCGGGCCGCGCTAATCCGTGCCGTTTCGGAAGCGTTCTCATTTGCCCGGATTTCGTCCAGCGTTTGAAGTGCTGGGGACAGATATTGCCGCGCTTGCTGGGTTGCTTCCTGCAAAAGTTCCGTGAAGCGTTCGTTATATGCGGCTATAAATTCATCGTCCCGCATATAGGCCCATAGCGTCTTTCTATCAATCCCGGCCTTTTCGGCGGCTTCTTGTCGCGTCTTGCAAACAAGAAGGGCTTCAAGGGCCTTTTTCTTCCGTCCGGTCAACATTTCCACAATTCCCCCGATTCTTCCCCAGAAAATCCGCGTTTTCTTCTGGGGGTTGTTCCGGCTTCTTTTTCTTCCGGGTCAAAAGGTGAAGCAAAAGAAGCTTTCTTAAAGGTGTCATTTCCCGCCACATTCACAAGTTACCGCCTTTCCGTATAGGGCTATCCAATCGTCTAGGGTCATCGTGACAAGCCATGCGCTGCGGTTCTTCCTGTGAAAGACAGCGGGCTTCCCGTCAAGGAATCGGGCCGCGTCCCGCTGGGCTTGCTGCATTGCCCCCAGAAGGTCAAGGCGTTCTACCCGTTTACATTCAATATGTATTCCGGGCAGGCCCACAATGTCCGGGATTGTGCCGTAAGTTTGACTTCCCCCGCGTTCTGTGGCGTAGCCGTAACCTTGAAGGATAAGGGCAAGTTCGCGTTCCCCGTTAGCCCCTTTCCGTTGCTGTTTCTTCCCCATCGCGTGCCGCCTTCCGCGCCCAATAGTCCGCGTTGTATTTCCGCACTTTGTCCGGGTTGTTTGCCCGCCATTGCCGCGCGTAAGCGTTCCGGGCCTGCCTTCCGGCTTCCTGTGCGGCCTGCGTCTGTTTGTTGAGCTGCAAAAGCTTTCTGTCTACCGTCCGAATGTTCAAGCGATTAGCCCCTTTCTGTGTGTGTTTGAAGGGTTACCCCTTCTTGTGCATATTATACCACTTTTTCTTATTGTTTACAATGTTCTTCTTGTTCCTCTTGTTCCTTCAAAACCTTTTCTAGCAAGCGTTCCCGCATAAGAACAAGTTCTTCTACCGCGCTTGTAAAAGTGGAATTGAAGCGCGTTACCCCTACCCCCAGAAGGTAAGGCGTTCTGCGGTTCACTTCCGCAACGGCCCGCAAGAATCTATCCCGGCGTAAATATTGCCGCGCGTTCCCCCAGATCGAAGCATACCTTTCCGGCGTTATGTTCAATTCTGCTGCGGCCTGCTTGTATGACATACCTTGAAAGAAGCGAAGCTTCACAACGGCCCGTTGTTCCGGCTTCAAGCGTTCTACTGCGTCCCGGACGGTCTGCCGCTTTTCTTCTTCCAGAAGGGCCGCGTCTGCTTCCGGCAAGGTTTCATCTGCAAGAAGGTCTAGCCGGGTATCGTCTGTTTCATCGTTAAGGGGTTCGTCTAGGCTTTCCATAGCTGGGGGAAGCTTCCCGTTCCGTATCCCCAGCAAAGCGCGGATTTCCTTTCGCGCATAGAAGCCCGCTAGCGTCACTTCCCCGCCCCGTTCTTCTTTATAGGCCTTCCGGGCTTCCAATATTCCCAGAAAGGCGGCCTGCTGCAAATCTTCCCGGTCTAGATCGTTTCGGCGTTCAAGTATCCATGAGTAACGGCCCGCCCAATAACTAGCTAGTTTTTCTGCGTCCATGCGTTAGCCCCTTTCTTGTTCTTCTTGTTCACATTATACCACTTGTTCTTCTTGTGTGCTATAATAAGGCGAAGCAAAGAAAAAGGGCGCGGGGAAAGTGTAGACGAAAACACTTTGCTTCACCGGGGGCGGCGGGCAAGCACGTTGCCCCTTTTCGCGTCCTATTGCAAATTACATACATAACTTGAAGTAGAAAAAGGCCTTTTGCGTTGTGTGTGCGTGCTGTGTATGGTATACTTGTTGTGCGTAAAGAATACCAGCCAAAAAAGCAGGCCGGGGGATTTCCTTTCGTCCCCCGGTCTGTGATTTGCTTTTGTTTGGTTCCGTTTGGTTTTATAGCCGCTTGCCTGCAAAGGGAAGGTCTGCGTCTACTATCCGCATTTGCGAAGGCCCGTCCACTTTCGGAAGGAAAAGGCCATATTTCCCATAAAAGGAAAGGTCTATACTTCCCCGGATACCTTGCAAGCGGTTTTTCAATACTTTCAGTTTATAGGCCGTTTGCCCCAGCTTGTCCCCTTCCGTCTGGGCCGCTTCGCGTACCTTTTCGGCTAGTTCGCTGTCCGTGTTTTCTTCTACCGCAGCAAAGTTCAAACCTAGCATTAAATCCCCGCTATATTCAATCGCGGAAGAATCCCGCCCGCTTTCCTGCGTTACCTTGCCGCCCTTGTTGCTTTCCCGGTTAAACGCGAGAATACAGAAAACAATGGAATTATAGCGCATTGCGTACCCCTTGAAAGCGTCTACCGCGCGTTTGACGGTTGTTTGCACATCTTCCCGCCCAGATCCCCGCAGCAAGTGAAGATAATCTATCACAACAAGGGGAGCTTCTATTCCGGCTTCTTTTGCCCGTTCTGCGGCGGCGTTCATCTGGGAAAGGATTTCGTCAAGGTCTGCCGTGCTGCCGCCCGGATTGTATGCGATATGCGGCGCGATTTCGGAAATATAGGCCGCTGCTGTCCGTTCTACCGTTTCCCGCTGGGCCTGCGTCCACTTATAACCTTGAAGGATATCAATAGCCGCCATTGTGGCGTTTTCCCGGACGCGGGCAATCCGCGCGAAGCTGCGGGCTAGCATTTGTTCCCGGCTCATTTCCAGATTGAAATATAATACGTTGTGGCCCTTCTGGGCCATGCCTTCAAAGAGTTGTTGCGCGAAGAAGCTTTTTCCCATTCCGGGGGCGGCCCCCAGCATGATAAGCGATTGCCGCAGGAAGCCCCCACAAAGCAGGCTATCAAGCGGGGCTAGCCCGGTTTCTGCGGGTTCGTACTGCCTGCCGCTTATCGTCTGCAAGAAGGAAAGAATCATAGCCGCCCCCGGCTTGTGCTTCGCTTCCTCTGCCCGGATCGCGGCC